GGATCAAACCGACGAACGAAGGATTCGGATACCATATCGAGGGATTTTACCCCCCCTCGATAACTGAAATACCACTGGAAAGGTATTAAAGATCTGTCCTGCGCTCTACTTCATCAGTAGAACGTGTCTCCTGTGATAATAAACAGTAGACCTTGAACAGGATAGAGGTTTGTATTCTCGCACGTTTCCTCTTTTCTGAGATGTATGTCTCAGTTAAGTCGAAATCGCACTTGAATACGTCCTCCCAACCTACACCAGATTCCTCTGGATTGTTTCTGAGCTTAGTAATAAGCTCATCAACTTTCCAGAGACCTTCTAGTCTGTTATTGATAACAACAGATAGAGGGTGTAGCTGGTTTAGGTCAAGAGACCCGATCCCCAGAACCGAAAGAGAAATAGGTTCCCCTGAGGAAGTGAACTTACATCAGAAACTTTCGTCAAAAAGTTTCGCATGTAGGTCCATTATCTTCTGTTGTTTCCGCTCGAGATCCTTTATCAGGATTTCTGACATGATCCGCGGGTATTGAGTTAAATCAATACACGATCACGGACCCTGTGTGACCCCCTTAAGTGGGGAGCACAGACCATGTTTCCGACCTATTAAGTCGGTAGGACATGTCGCAGTAACAACTAGTCGACGTCGTTGACGAAAGTCAACGCACTTAGACAGGGTTTCTCAAGACGTAATAGGTAGTTCTATACCAATTCTTCTTAGACCTAACACAAGTGTTAGAGCCTCCTTATCAGGGGCCCTTGATCATGTGTTAACTAAGTCGAATGGGATGGGGGTGATCTCTTTATCCATGTACAGTAACCGCTTTGCGATTTCTGCACTTGGAGGGAAATCATCTCCAGGTACTCAATTAAAGGACTTCACTTCGGAGATTGGTACTCCGATTTGAGTCATGATAATTTTGTACCGTTTAGAAACTCTTGAACAGAAGATTGCCACGTCATCACCTAGTACGACGTATTCCCGGAAGGTTTGATATCCTTCTAGGTAACCGCAGTACTCGATGATTGCGTGGTGTGTTAATGCAAAGACACTCCATGAGGATAATATCCCCATGGGCTGTCCGATGCTATACACAATTTCTTCTGTACCGTAGGAAAACCCTCTATTAGTAAGGAGGGCTCTCCATGCCTTCGCTCTGTCCTTTCCTATTCAACACCCCAGAAGGTCTTCCTGTAGAGTAACAGGAAAACGATCTGTGGCAGTGGATAAGTCTAGACAGTGGATGGGCTTACCATCTTGAATTGCTTGCCTGGTTTTCCAGACAACCCGTTCTTGATCATAAGTACCATCCGTCTCTAATTGCCTAAGAGCCTTCATGCTTGCCCTGAAAAGGGCCTGCATAGACTCTTGGGTAAAATAATCACCTATTGCGATTTGGCGAGTTTTACCACCACCTTCTGGGATTAGACCCAGTTTGGAGTGATTAAAATCACCTTTCACAATGGTTGATCATTTAATTCTAAGGTTCTCGATGATTTTCGATAACGAAGAATTACCTGTAAGGGTATTCCACGCTCGAAGATTATCAAGTACCTTGGGATTATTAGAGAGGGACGTCATATCTTCATGGCAAGTTACAAGGGCGGGACCGTTCGGTCCTTTCTTCGTACTGCTATGTCAATATCCGTTCCAAGCGAGGTTAGGTGTTCTAAATTTCTTTACCCATGAGGTAAGGAACTTTGTTCACCTTATACCAAGATTGTACCCAGTTCCGGGATCAGTAATACTACTGAAATCGGTACTAGGTGGCAATATTAGCCTAAGGTATAACTTTGTTATGCTGAGGGCTATTCTCTTTCATTCCACTTCTCCTTTAAGGAGGGGTAGCAAGGTTTTGATGCACCTTGGTACTCCCTCCTTATCGGATTTGAGGAATGGAATCGGAATAAAGGGACGATTCATTGCTATTTTCACAGCAATGAGATGGATCTCTTTTAGGAGGCTACAAGCCTGCTTCATGCCTAGGTGGTGACACCTAGACTCGATGTAGTCCTTGTAGTTTACTAAAATAGTTTCCAGTGGTATCTGTGTCAAAGAATGATTAAGTTCTTTAACAAGATTCAGTAGGTATCCAAACCTTCTGATGAATGTTTTAGAAAATAAAGATTTCATTGGTACTCTTGTCATAGTTCTTTTATATATTGTTCTGGATTACGCGCCAGTTATCGCGGGAGTTTGGATTAATTTCTGAACTTCCTCGACTGTCGTGGGATTCTAACAATCTCGGCGAAGGGGTGCTCTCTCGACCATAGTCGGTGCCTGTACCGTCCCTCCGGGGGCTGTGTGCAAGTATTCCAATCGGATCAAAAGAGTAAGGTAAAGAAAACCTCACCCTCTGGATTCGCATGTTTGGGTTACGTCTCTTTGGGGTTCTCTTTTGACGAAGAGAACACCGCGAGAGCGTAACCGCCACATGTGTGTCTTTAACGGTTAGGTGAAGATTTAACCATCTAAACACATAGGGGACTACCTGGCACGTCGTCCAACGCAACCCGGG